AACAAGATTCGCCACGGCATCGAGTTCAACGAACTCGAACAGCCTGTCGCCTACTACTTCCGAGACTACGACGAGCGTCAGGTCGGTTATGTGCTCGGAACCGGCCGGAAATATCAGCGCATCGCAGCCGAGGATGTGATTCACGTTTTCGTGGTCGAGTCTATCGGCCAGCGCCGCGGTCTTCCGTGGATGCGGACGGCTCTTTTTCGCATGCGAAACCTCGCAGCGTTTGAGGATGCGGCAATCATCAACGCACGCGTCGGCGCGTCGAAGATGGGCTTCTTCCGAGATCAAGACTCCAACCCGGACGATGTCGAAGACCTTCCGATGGACGCCGAGCCGGGCGTTTTCGAGAACATCGGCAACCGCGAGTTCGTGAACTGGAGCCCGCAGTTCCCCGAACAGAGTATCGAGCCGTTCACGAAAGCATGCCTGCGCTCGATTAGCGTCGGCCTCGGCGTGTCCTACAACAACTTGGCCGGTGACCTCACGAGCGTAAACTTTTCGAGCATCCGACAGGGCGCACTCGACGAGCGCGAGGTCTGGAAAGGCCTGCAACAGTTCTTCATTTCTGCATGGTGCGAGCAGGTCTATCCCGAGTGGCTGCAAATGGCGTTGCTCATGGAAAAGATTCGCGTGCCGACGAAGACCGGCGGCTCTGGTGCTCTGCCGTTCACGAAGATCGAGAAATACAAGTCAGTCACGTTCACCGGCCGCCGTTGGAGCTGGATTGATCCGAAGGCCGAAGTCGATGCCAACGCTGTCGCCATCGGCCAGCGCTTGAAGTCGCGCTCCGAGGTCATCCGCGAGATGGGCGGCGACCCCGACGACGTGTGGGCCGAGATCGAGCGCGAGGACAAAGCGCTCGAAGCGCTCGGCATCGTGCCGGACCTCATGCCCGGCGCTCAGAAGCCGGAACCAACCACACAAGACGCGGGCGGTGCCACTGCATAGCCTTTCGATCATGCTCAAGATTGGAATACCATCCTACCTCACACGCGAAGCGCCGCAGATGCAGCGCATCACGTCTGGCATTCCGCAGCCTGGCAGCCAGCTCGACCGCCGCGCTCTCGTCGTCAACATCGACAAGGAAAAGCGCACGCTTGAACTCTCGTTCTCCAGCGAGATCGAGGTGAAGCGCTGGCCGGGCTTCATCGAAGTGCTCGATCACTCCCGCGATGCCGTTGACCTCACGAGGCTCAACTCACGCGGCCCTCTTCTCTTCAACCATGACCTCGACGAGGTTATCGGTGTCATCGAAAGCGCGGAAGTCGCGTCAGATCGGAAAGGCCGGGCGTTGGTTCGCTTTGGCAATTCCGCTCGTGCGAAAGAAGTGTGGGACGACGTTCAGGACGGAATCTTGAGCAACGTCTCTGTCGGATACCGGATCAACGAGATCAAATTGAAGGAATCGCGAGAAAACGGCGACGACGTGTATATCATCACTCGCTGGGAGCCGTATGAAATCAGCATCGTTTCCGCGCCTGCCGACACGTCTGTCGGTGTCGGGCGGAGCGCACAACCCACCCACAACCCAAAGAAAAATCTCATTATGAACCGCAAACAAATGATCGCGTGGCTTCGCGCCCGCAACATCACCGTCGCCGATGACGTTTCCGACGAGGAACTCACTCGGCTCATCACTGAATACAAGGCTCCGGCCCCGACTCCAGCGCCTGCCCCCGCTCAGCGTGGCGTTGAGGTCGGCGAAGATCACAGCGACGCCGTGAAGGCCGAGCGTCAACGCATGGCCGACATCACGGCCGCCGCGAAGAAGCTCAAGCTCACCGAACTCGGCGAGCGCTTTGTGAACGAAGGCAAGAGCGTGGACGAATTCCGCGCCGCTGCCCTCGAAGAGATCACCAAGCGCAACGTTCAGTTCAAGGAATCGAACACGCCCATCGGCCTGAACGACCGGGAGAAGCGCAACTTCAGCTTCCTGAAGCTGTTCCGCACGCTCGCCGATCCTCAGAACAAAGGCCTTCGTGAAGACGCGGCTTTCGAGCTGGACGTCACCAGCGCTGCCCGCAGCCATCGCAAGAACGCCCGTGGAACCGTCATCCCTGTGGACGTGCTTCGCTCGCCCATCGACGCCGAAGCTCTCGGCCGTCGTGACATCGTCTCGATCAAGACCGGCTCCGGTTACACTGGCACCGGCGGCGAGACTGTCGCGACGAACCTGCTCGCCTCGAATTACTTCGAGCTTCTCCGCAACAAGACCTCGATCATGCGCCTCGGTCGCATCCTCGGTGGCCTTGTCGGTGACATCGACATTCCGAAACAGCTCACCAACGCGGCGAACGCGGGCTGGATCGGTGAAGACGAGCAGGCTCCGAACCGTGACATGACCTTTGGCAGCATCTCGCTGTCTCCGAAGACCGTCGCGGCCTACGGCCACGTCACCCGCAAGATGCTCATGCAGTCCAGCCTCGACGTGGAAGCGCTGCTTCGCGCCGACCTCGCTGCCGCAATGGGCCAAGCCATCGACGTGGCAGGTTACTACGGCGACGGCACCGGCAATGCTCCTGTCGGCATCCGCTACACGGACGGCATCAACGCCGTTTACTTCGCTGGCTCTGTCCCGACGTGGGCCGAGCTCGTGGAGATGGAAACGCTTCTCGCCGAAGCCAACCTCGACCCGAACACCGCCCGCTATGTCCACAACGCGCGCATGCGCGGCTCGTTCAAGACCACGAAGAAAGTCGCCGGATCGAGCACCGAAACCTTCCTGTGGGAAGGCAACGGCGTGAACGGCTACTCCAGCGAGGTAACGAACCAGATCGAAAACAGCCACCTGTTCTTTGGCGAGTTCTCCGAACTCATCATCGGCATGTGGGGCGGCCTCGACATCATCGTTGACCCCTACACGCAAAGTAGCCGCGGTCGCATCATCATCAACAACTTCCAAGACGTTGATTTCGAAGTCCGCCGCCCGGAAGCCTTCACCTTCGGTCTGCCCCTGGCGGCGTCCTAAGCCATAGGAAACCTCAAAAGCCCCGGCTGGCCTGCGCTGGCCGGGGCTTTTTCATACCACGATGAAGCCAGCGCTTGCCCAACAATTCCCGACTGTCACCATTGACTCTAACCGGCTCGTGCCGGCGCATCGGAGCTTCAATGCTTCGATCATCGAATACGGCGGCAAGCGGCTGATGGCCTACCGCAGTCACACGACGGCGCAGAAATGGTGCACGCTGCATCTGGCGACGCTCGGGCAGGACTGGCAGCCCATCGACGACGTTCAGATCGACGTGCCGCTCATCAACGAAGCGGGCAATCTCGAAGATCCGCGACTTTTCCACGGCCCGAACGGCACGCTCTGGCTGGCGTGGAGCGAGGCGCTTTACCTCACAGGGCAATGGACGTGCGTGCAGCGCTACGGCAAGCTTTGGGGCCGGAAGATCACGGAAGCCTTCACACCGCGCCACGGCCGCAACGACGGCAGCGCGAAGGAAAAGAACTGGCAGTTCTTTTGGCGCGGCGCGGACACCGACAGCCAGCGCTTGTTTGCCATCTACTCGCACAGTCCGCAGATCGTGATCGAGCTCGACGGCGAGAACGTCGTCAACGAGTGGCGCACGCCTGGCATTCACTGGCGCTTCGGCCATCCATCCGGCGGCACGCCGCCCGTGCCATTTAACGACGGCCACTTGCTGACGTTCTTCCACGCCTACAAGCCCGACAACAAATTCCACCGCCGCTACAACATGGCCGCGGCACTCATCGAGAACCGGCCGCCGTTCGCCGTGAAGTTCGTCTCTGACAAGCCGCTGCTCGAAGCGTCCGAACGCGAACCTATCGCGCCCGATCCTCGTTGGAATCCTCTGTGCGTTTTCCCTTGTGGAGTGATTCAGGAGCGGCATCTTTGGCACGTCAGCAGCGGCGTGAATGACTGCCGTTGCGCGGTCACTAGCATCCCAAACAAGAACCTCAACCTCGCACCCTACGTCATGCAGATCACAACAAACACTGTCCGCCTGAAACTCATCTCAAACGTCATTCTTGGCGGCTATCCGCGCCGCATCGACGAGATCGTTGAAGTCTCGAAGCCTGTCGCCATCGACCTGATGAACCGCAAGCGTGCCGTTCTCGCGCCTGAAGAAGTCGCGCCGGTCATCACAGTAGCCGAGTCTGCAAAGGCTGTCGTGCCTGAGACACCCAAACTCCGCCGCAAAAACGCATGAACTGCTCTGCCGCCATCGTCAATCTTGCCGCCAAGATAGGCAGCACATTTGCGCTCCAGATCGTTGTCACTGATGATGACGACAACGCTCTGAACCTCACGACCGGCTGGCGCTTTGCCATGCAGGTGCGGACGAAAAGCGGCGAGCTGCTCTTCTCTGCCGACAGCAACGGCGACACTATAGAGCTTGAAAGCGACGGCACGGCTACGATCACCGTGGACGTTCCGGAAGGCATCATGCCGCAAACGGCCATCTATGACGTTATCGCCGAGCACGGCGAAGACCGCGAGCCCGTGCTCGAAGGCATCATGCTTCTCAACCCTCAAATCACCGACATCACTGAATGAAAACCGTAACCGTTCGCATTGGCGCTCGTGGCCGTCCTGGGGCTGATGGAAGCTCCGCATGGGCTGACATCACCGGCAAGCCTTCAACGTTCCCGCCATCGTCTCACACGCACGTCATCGCAGACACAACGGGCTTGCAATCCGCGTTGGATGGCAAGGCACCGACGAGCCACACACACGTCATTGGCGACGTGACAGGGCTGCAAACGGCACTGGATGGCAAAGCATCGACAAGCCACACGCACGCGCAAAGCGACGTGACCGGCCTGACATCGGCGCTGGCAGCCAAGGCCGACCTCGTGGACGGCATGGTGCCGACCGCGCAGATTCCGGCCATCGCGATCACTGAGTTTCTCGGCAGCGTCGCAAACGAGGCTGCCATGCTGGCATTGACCGGCCAGCGCGGCGATTGGTGCAACCGCTCGGACGTGTCGAAGGCGTTCGTTCTCATTGCCGAGCCTGCCAGCACGCTCGGAAATTGGGCCGCCATCGACTACCCGGCCTCGCCTGTCTTGAGCGTCAACGGGCAGACTGGCACCATCGTTCTCGGCAAGTCTGACGTGGGCCTCGGCAATGTCCCGAACACCGACGCGACCAGCCGCGCCAATCACACAGGCACGCAAGCAATCTCGACTGTCACCGGGCTGCAATCCGCTTTGGATGGCAAGGCACCAACCACACGGGCACTCAAGCCATCGCCACGGTGGACGGTTTGCAGAATGCGCTCGATGGTAAGGCCGCCGCATCTCACATGCACGCGATCAGCGATGTGACAAACCTGCAAGCCAGTCTCGACGGGAAGACGGACGAGAGCACACTGCCGCTGAACGTGAAGGATTACGGTGCTTTCGGCAATGCCCGGCAAGTCAGTGACGCCGTTCTGAATGGCACCACGACAGTTACAAGCGCAACCGCTGCATTCACTCAGGCGGACGTTGGAAAGAAAGTGTGGGGAATCGAGGGCGCTACCGGCCTTGCCCGCCTGACAATCAGAACGGTGGCAACAGTGCTGAACTCAACAACGATCACAGTGAGCGGCAGCGAGGTCGGCATCGGCAACTATACTGGCATCATCCTCGTGCTCGGCACCGATGACAGCGACGCAATCCGTGCCGCGTTCGCCGCCGCACTGGCCAGCACTCCAACGCGCAGCCTGCGCATGCCGGCTGGCGGCTATGTCGTGAGTAAGCTGCTTTTCGATCAGGTTGGCGGCTCGGATTTAAAAGGCCTCGTGGTTGAAGGTGAAGGCAGCGAGAGCACGAAAATTTTCCCAAGTCCCGAATACTCGCTGGCGACCACAACCACGAACACCGGGATGATTTCCCGCGCCGATGGCAACTCACGGCATGCCGGATTGAAGGGCATGACCATCGACGGCAGCCAGTTCAACTTTTCGGCATCTGGTTATCATGTCGTCAGCGACTACGGAGCCGGAAACACCTACGAAGACTTGAAGATTCAGAAGGTGAAAGGAACCACCGCAGGCCTTGCTCTTGCTGGCGTCTTTACGCGTGCAACTGCTGTGCGTGTCGAAGCTCTCGGATATATTGGTATCGCCTGCAATTCAGGACATCACAAATTCACTGACTGCTATTCTGGCAATCATGGTTATCTCTCGGTATCCATTACCGATATAGCTGGAACCTCAAACCTTGGCGCGATGGTCGAATGGGAAGGCGGCGTCATCGACGAAAGCACGGGCGGCAGCTTGGAGGTAACGAGCAGCACAGACGTTGTGTTTGTTGGCGCTAGACTGTTTGGGGCACAATCCTACTACGGAGCAAAGCTCAATAGCGGCGCAAATGTGCGCTTCATCGGATGTCAACTCATTCCCTTTGGCACCGGAAACCGAGGCGGCTTGCGCGTGATGAGCGGCGCCACGGCAATCCTCATCGGCTGCCGACTCGCTGGAAGCGGTTCTCTGTTCTCGCTCGACAACGCAGGGACCGTCATCGACGGCGGAGGCAACACACTCGGAACAACGACGGGCTCGGGCTCACTTGCGGCTGTGTCGCTCGGCAGGTTCTCGGCACCCGCGACCGCAGGTTATCCGCAGTTTTGCGCCGCTGGCACATCGACAGGATGGCGAGCCTATGACGACGGATCGAGCGCACGCTGCGTCGATGCGTGGATCAACGGCGGTGTGGTTGCGAAGCTTGCATCGACAGGATTGCAACTGAACAACGTACCTATCTTCGGCGTTGGCGTGACCAACACGCCAGCCGGGACCACCGGAGCACGCACAATCAACGCGATGGCTGGCAGCGTGAACTTTGCAGCCGCCACGACATCGCTCGTCGTCACAAACAGCCTCGTCACCGCGAACTCGTGCATTGTGGCTGTGATCGCGACCAACGACGCAACCGCAGCCAACGTGCGAGCAGTGGCGGCAAGTGGCAGCTTCACATTGCACCTTGGAGCCGCGCCCACATCTGAAACCCGCGTCAACTTCATCGTCCTGAATTGAAATGAACGACCGCAATCAAAATCGCCTTCTCACCATCCTCGGCATCATCACTGCCG